CGGGTTGATCGGCTCGTTGTAGTTCTCAATCGTGCGCTGCTTATGGCTCAGCAGGTGCGCGGCGTCCGGGCCGTAATTAACGGAAAGCGTCTCGTTGAGCAGCAGCGACACCCGACTGACGATCTTGTTCTTCTGCAGCATGCCGCCGTCCTGCTTCGTCGTGAGTTCCAGTGTCTGAAGATCAGCGGTGATCGGGAGGCCGACAACCACATTGGACGCCGCCCAGTTGAGCGTGATACTGCCGCCAATGACAACCTGCTGCGGGTGCACGAACCCGTCGGCGAGAATGGAAACCGTCTGCCCGTCCAGGTAGTCAAGTCCGGAGATGACCGTTGCAGGAGCGCCGGAATAGGACTGCCCGCAATCAACGAACCACGCAAGCGAGGGGTTGGGAGCGGTGACCGGATTCGACCAGTCCCGCGTATCCATGCGCTCGATGTATCTGCGCTGCACGCCGCTAATGGTCCGGTTAACCAGGAGGTAAACCACGTCCTCATTGTTCTCGGTGATGCAGATGCATGACTCGACGTTGCCGGGGGTGTCGTGGCGGTGCCAGGCGGTGATCTGCTGATCCGGGACGAAGGTGAACCCCAGGAGAGCGCCATCGCTCCGCACAGCCCAGATGATAGAGTTCGGGGTTTCCTGGTAGCACCAGTCCACCAGCGTGTACCCGGCGAAGAGGTGACCGGCGCTCAGCGTGACGTCCTGCCCGATGAAGTTGTTATCGACATAGGAGTACATCAGCGAGCGGACCTGCGCGCCCTTGTCCTGGACGAACAGCGCGACATGATCGACGCGCAGCGGGGGGACGTTGGAGACAGAGTTGATGCTCTGCGACTTGAGCTGCACGGTTGACGGGGTAACCACGCCGTCACCATTGGACCCGCCGAACATGGCCCAGATGCCGCCCGAGGTGAGCACGACGAGATAGGACAGCTCCAGGATGTGCCTGATCTGCACGTTCTTGTTGGCGAAGACTTCCACGGTCAGCGCGTCATCATCGACAATCGGGTTACTCACGCCGAAGTCGGTATAGCCTGCGGTGCGGCTCATCTCGATGGTGGAGGGGTGACCGGCCATGCCGCCGAAGCATTGCCGCTGCTGATAGAAGCCGGTGGTGTAAGGATAGCCCTCAGTGCTCCCCCAGGCCTCAAACGCCCAGTTGTAGGTAGGCGTAGCGGCTGCATTGTTCGTTGCCGTCCCGCCGCCCGTGTAGGCCCTCGTGTCGGTGCTACCGTTCAGGGAGAAATGGTTAGCGTCAATCACCGTGATCGTCGACGTTCCATTCACGCCCGTGGTCCCGGTTACCCCTGCAATCGTAACCGACGCCCCGGTGAGAAAGTAGTGAGCCAGAATGTTGACGACTACGGGTTGCACGCCGTCGGGACTCGGCACGAGACCTGCGATTGACTTCGCGACAACTGACGACACCAGCAGTTCAGGGAGGAACGTGAGCACCGTGGCCGTCGCGTGCATCGAGTCGGTGACACCGGCGATCAGCGCAATACCGGACCCCGAATGCAGGTAGGCCCACGTGATGCCGGGGGTGCCGTCATTCACCACGCCTTCGAGCACGTCAGGCTCAACGGTCCCGGTCGTTCCAGCCGTCTGCGCCTGGTAGTAGTTCGAGCCGGCGCGCACGATGTCGTTAACGGCCGTGGCGGTCTGCACCTGCCAGGCGGGCGTGGTCGAGTCCGGATTCTGTCCGAGGTAGATCAGCTGCCCGAGGTGCGTGGAATCGAACAGGGCGAAGTTCGCCGTGAGGGTGACGGTCCCGGTTGAGGCGCTTGCATAGACCGTGTTGCCCTGGTTGACGTTCAGGTCGAGAAAAGGCCCGTTGATGTTGTTGAACGGCGTCACGGTCCAGCTGCTGTCGCTGTAGCGGGAAATCTGCTGCACCGGATAGTCCGGGTGGCAGACGGTCACCACATCATTGCTCTGGGTGAATTTCAGGAGGAACAGGTCGGTATCGGCCCACAGGGTGACGACCGGCGTAGGGGTCACAAGCACCCCATTCCTGAATGCCCGCATGGTGTAGTTGCCAAACTCCAGCACGTAGGTCTGGGTGTCGGAGAACTGGAAGGGGATCAGCCTTGCCAGGTGCGTGGAGTCGTTCACCTCGCTGATGAACTTGGTCCCCGGCCTGTTCTGCACGCCGCCGTATTTCATGACGATGAAGTTGCGGCAGATGGCGAGGCCAGTGAAGTACCGCTCCAGGTCGACGCGCCCGTACAGGCTTGGGGAAAGTTCCCCGCTGGTGAAGCTCGGCTGTTGCAGATCCATTTACAGCCTCACAATTATCAGCTCAGACTCGCGCTGATCGTTCTCGTGGCCCTCGTTGAGGTCGCGGGCCTGTGCCGTGCTCATGGCCTTGTTGTAGGCGTCATCAGCAGCCTTACCGTATTCCAGCTTGCCGGTGAGCGGCGCGGCGATCTCGCTCGCGAGCTTCCAGGCTAGTGCGCTGGCAAAGCCGGGGGTGAAGAGGTTGGGGTTAGCGATGCGCGCCGTGTAAACCAGCGTCGGCGTGTCCAGGTCGGTGGCAAGGAGAAGCCCGCCGTTCACCTCGTCCTCAATGACGGTGAAGGGAATGATCGGGATGAACGGCAGGATCGCGTACAGGTCCCAACTGTCGATGTAGATCCCGTTCGAGGTCAGGCTCATGATGGTGGTGTCGTTGTACAGCTGCCGCGCGAACAGGCAGTCGTTCGGGTAGGCATACAGGTTGGAATAGTCCGAGTTCGGCGTGCCGGTCAGCTGCAGGGCCGCGTACCTGGTCGCGAACTTCCAAGGGTGGTCAGCCAGCACCTGTTCAAGGCAATCCTGGTAGAACTGGTTGCAGACGATGCCCTGCGCGCTGTTCTCTTTGATATCCTGGATGAACTGGCTCACCCCGATCCGTGCCAGGGCTGTGTTGCATATTTGGACGGCTGAGCGTGCCATAGTTACCCCTGATGGACTTCTGTCACGTACTTGTAACTGTGGAAGGCCCGTGCTTTCCAGACCTGCGGGTAATCGCCGAAGCCGAACTTATAGCGGTGCGCACCGGTGGACGGAGTGAACTCGCGGATGTACCAGCCGCCCTTGATGTTGAGCCAGCCGAAGTAGTGCACCTCGCCCTTGGTGTCTTCGTCGGTGATCCCGTACTCCTTCCACATGATCGGGTAAGCGTTCATGTTTGGCATGACCTACCCTCCGAGCGTAGTGTTGCTGGGTGCACCGCTCAGGTCGACAGAGGCATTGAGCGGAGGCTCTGCAGCGTCGGCGGCCTGCTTGACCAACTCCATCCCGCGCCGGTTGATCGCGTTGTCGATGTTGGCACTGCGCCCCTCCGTCTGAAAGGTGTACAGGGTTTTGAAGTCCTGCACCTGCTGAATGGCCGACAGCGTTTCACCGTCGCCCGGGTTGGCAAGCTCAGCCTGCAGGATGGCGTAGAGCAGGGCCTTCTTGTCGCGGGGGTTGTAGCCGATGGTCATCTCATCGAGCTTGGCGGCAATTTCATCCTTGGTCATCTCGTCGGCGGGGGGCGCCAAGGTACCGGAACCTGCTGTGCCTACAACTTCGCTCGCCCATCCGGGACACTCGGGGCCGTCCCAGTCGAACTGCTGCCCTGCCTGGACAATGCCGACACCCGGCCCGCCGTACCCTTTTTCGTCTGCGATGCACTTCATATCGGGACTCCCTTAATCGTTTGAAGGAAGGCCGGGGCCGAAGCCCCAGCCGGTTGGTGTGGCGTTTCCGGTTACTGGATCGAGAAGCCGGAAGCGTAGCCCTGCCAGTTCTGAGCGTCAGGGGTGAGGAATGCGGAGAAGGTGCCGGCAGTAAGGGTGCCCGAAGTAGTCCAGTACAGCTGCAGGAACTGCTTATAGCCGCCCACCATGCCGGGGGGGAGTTTGGCAATCTGCATCGTGCCAGCAACCGACAGAGCCGGGATGGTGGCCATGGTCATCAGCGTGGTAATGGTGCCGCTGAGGTTGGTGCCGTTATTGGTGGCAGATGTCTGAAGGGATGCGGCAATGGTGAAAGCACTGGTCATGGTCTGGTGCACCTGCACGACAAGGTAAAGCTCTTTGCCGGCGCCGATGTCCCTGGACATGCCCAGGTCGATCAGGTTGGTGGAAAAGGCCGACACGGTAACCGCCTGGTTCGTGGCGAACTGGTTGAGGTAGTCAATAAGCATGGTCTGCTCCTTTTGAAGAGATTAGGCAGGCCCCGCTCGGGGCGCCTGCCGCTAGGGTTAAACTACCCGCGCCTCGGTCAGGAGCAGCGCATCGACGGTCTTGATCGGGATGCCCATGAAGGTGGTCTTGAACTGGCCGGCTGCCTCGCTGATGGACAGAGCGTAGTTGCTCTTATTGAGCGCCTGGATGTTCAGCATCTCGCGCACAGTGCGGGAGCAGTAGAACACCGGACGGCCCATGGTGAGGTAAGGAATGCGGGCCTCGGCGCGGATCATCAGGGAGATGAGGTCGGCGGCGCTCGTCTGGTTCACGAGGTTGGTAACGTCTATGTTGCAGATACGAACCGCGTATCTCCAGTCCTTCACGACGATGCCGCACTTCCACTGCCAGCGGTCGGCGTAGGAGCGGAACCGGTAGTTGTTGGAGTCGAAGGAGTCGATCAGGCCGAGGTCCTCGTGGACGAGACCGGCCTTGGATCCTTTCGGAAAAATGCCGAAGATGGTCTGCGGGCCCCACACGACAAGCCACACAGAGGTGTTGACGGAGCCGGTGCCGCCGCCGTCGATGATGTTCTGCTTCATGATCGGGCTGGAGGCGATGGCGTTGTAGCGAGGTACCAGGCCGTGGAACTGCTCGGGGTTCTGGGTGGTGTCGCCGTAGAAGACGGTGGTGGCCATGAGCTGATTCATGCCCTCGACTTCGGCGAAAGCTTCGGTGAGGCGGAAAGCGTTGGTGTTGCCGTTCAGTTCGCACTCGTCTTTGTCGATCTCGTTGCGGGCTTCCAGCATACCCACGGAATCAACGACGGGCGCCCTGGTGCTCTTGGACGGCGGAACGCCCTGGTAGAACTTGCGCCAGGTGGCGGTAGGCAGACCGGTACGGATGATGGAGCGGTGGCCGGTCGGCAGGTTCGATTCGAAGAAGGGCATATCTTCCAGAATCGCGTTGGTCTGGTTGAGGACTTCGGCAACAGATGCTACGGACCCGTTGGGGTCCATACTGTTGGCGATGTCCACCAGGGTGGGATTGTTGGTACCCAGAATTGCCATGGTCCAATCTCCTTTCGCACCTGTCTCCCGACGGTGCATGGTAAAAGTTGCGGTCCTGTCTCACGACGGTCCCTTGGCGGCTATATGTGAAAGCGTTTGCTGCGCTGCGTATTATGCCTTGGTGCCGTACAGGCTGTCCTCGATGCTCTGCTTGGTCACGCCTGCCCCGGGGATTACCACCTTGTCCTCGCTCATGGCCTTACCGATCTTGGTGAACATTTTGAACATGCCTGGGTGGTTGGCGAAGCCGAACTTCTTCAGGTCCGCTACCAGCTCAGGGGTGGCGAAGGTGTTGAGCGCTCTGTTGCCGATCTCCACGTTGGCCTTGAAGTTGGTCCCACCTACTTCCTTGTCTGCCAGGCAGTCAGCCCGCCACTGGTCAGTGATCTCCTTCCATGCTTCGCCCTTGGCTTTGTCCATGTTGGCGACTGCCTGCGTCTGCAGATCTACCAGCTTCTGGGCCTGAGCCTGCGAGAGGTTCAGCTCTTTCGCCAGGGGCTTGAACTGATCCAGGAGAGCCTGGTCAGCCTGGACGCCTTCCGGCATGGTGAAGTCGGTGTAGGCTTCGGGTGCCCCGGCCTTCTCCAAGTCAGCTGCCGCCTTCGCCGCGGTCTCTGCGGTCTGCTCTTCAGGAGTGAGGGCTGCAAAGCGGGCGGCTTCAGCGGTTGCTGCTGCTGCCTCGGTTGCGGCGATTTGCTCAGCGGTCTGGCCGCCGTCACCACCTCCATCCCCGCCGTCACCACCCAGGATGGTGCCGTCTCCGCCATCCCCTCCGCCGTCACCGTCCCCGCCCAAAACGTCACCCTCGACGCCCATGAAGAGCATCACGGGGAACAGCAGTAAGAACCTAAGCCATCGGGTCAACTTCGACATCTTGTGAGCGTGCATCGTTGTCCTCCTTTTCCATCTTGGTCATCCTGATGTAGGCATCAGGGTCGAGTGCCATTACTTCGGCCAGCAGTATCAGTCCGAGATTCCGCTTCCCCTCGTTGTAGGCCATGACGAGCGGATCGTTCGAGAAGGAGGGCCGGAAGATCCCCGCCGCCGACAGGTAGCGCCAGATGAAGCGCTGGCCCTCTTTCGACTTGAGAAGTTTTTTGGTGTCCTGCTCGTCACGTACCTGGAGCGTTTCGGCGTTGGTCATTACTGGTAGGTCGCCGTGATACTGAGCGCTGCGCC